GGGCTTTTTGCGGTGGGAGCCAACGATTATGCAGCAATACGGCTCAATGGGACCGGCGTGGGCGGGATCGACCTCATCAATATCAATTGCGAAGGCGGGAGTCTGGCATGTATCTATACGCTCGGATCGAAGCGTATCAGAATCTACGGCACCACGGTTGATCGGTCGTCATGCAACATCGGTAAGTATTCTGGTCGTGCCATCATCTTCCAAGGGTCGTCCACCAGCGGCACGGGATCGAACTCCGAAGACCTGCAAGTGTACGATTGCACCATCGACTCCGGATGGCCGACGCACCTGGCTGATTATCGATATGAGCTGACACACCAGCTCGGCAACGGCATCGAGGTGAGCGGCAGTACGAGACCGGTTATCACGCGGAATACGATCAAGGATTGGTCGCACGCCAATATCTACGCGGTGTCAATTGGCGGCACGGATACGGTTGTCGATGGGGTGTTTGACGCCAACGATCTCACGTTTAGCAATTACGTCGCGTATGCCAGGGCGTTGAATGTGGACGGTGACACGCTTGGACGCATGACCAATAATTCGTTCAGTCGCAACCGTCTGACGAATGCGACCGTACGATCTCAGGTGAACGGGAATGGCAATTTCTATATTGCCAATGAATGCGGGCCGATGCGGGCTACGAATGTCCTCAAGAGCGGAACCGTTCAGCATGGTCAGTGCTTCTCCGTGGAGAAGTATGCGGGCATCTCGCAAGACAATTTGTATGCCAACAATACGTTTCATGGGAACGCCATTGCGCCTTGCGTGGACTACCGTAACAGCGGATCATCAAGCACCGGGCACAAGTGGTACAACAACGCCTTCATCAATTGTGGTAATGCGTCCTATACCGCGCTTCCGAACGGGGAAGGGGTCGCCTTTTATCTGCCGTCGAGCTTCACCGGCAACCTTGATATTCGCAACAATCATTTCTATCCGGTCACATCCAATCCGTTCAGTCTCAACGGGACAAAATACAGCATTGCCGGATTTGAAGCGGCATGCCCAGGTGGGAGTACCTGTTCAGGGAATTTTACGGGCGATCCGTTGTTCTTGAACTATCCGTATAACTTACGGACAAATACCAGCTCACCGCTTCGTGCAGCCGGGATTGCCTATACCGGCTGCATCGATATTCTTGGCCGGGCGTGCAAATCACCGAACCCAGACGTGGGAGCGTATCAACTCTACAGCCCAGATGGGGCGTCATCGAGGGTGCAATGATCTATCTTGTGATGCTGCTTGTCCTATTGTGTGCGTCACCGTCGCACGCGGCGACCTTAGCGAGCGACAACTTCACCAATTCGGATGGCACGAATCTGCCGACTCATGACGGCAATTGGTCTACCTCGTCGTCCTGTTGCAATAACAACATGGTGATTCTGTCAAACGGTGTGCGAGCGGCTGGGCAATCCGGCAACATCTATACCGGTGCGACCTGGCCTGCAAATCAATGGTCTCAAGCGACGATGACTGCCGTGGCCGATAAAAACCAGGGCGTCTTGCTTCGGGCTGACGCCACGGCGCTCACCTATTACTTCTGCGGGCAAGACCAAAACAATTCAGGCCACACACGCTACCTAATTGATCGGTATGTGGCTGGCGCTCGAACCGGGCTATGGGCGCACGCGACGCAAACCATGGCCACGAACGATGTAGTGTATTGCGAAATCCAAGGCTCAACCTTACTGCTGAAAGTCAATGACATTGATATCAGTGGGTCGGTGGTGGATGGGTCGCCGATTTCCAGCGGAAACGCGGGGATTACTGGCCGACATGATGCGGCTGACCTCACCATCATTGATACGTGGTCAGGAGGGGACTTCCTCTCTGGTGGTGGAGGCCCTGGCCCTGGTGGGGATTTCTTTTTTAAGAGGCGCGTACGATGAGAGTATTTATCGCGGTACTTCTTCTCTCGATGCTTGTCGGTGGGTACGCCGAAGCGGCGGATATCACCGCGATTTCATGCAGTCAAGCCGATGTCACTACTGCGATTAGTTCGGCGGCTGACGGGGATCGGGTGTTAGTCCCATCGGGAACCTGTCCATGGAATAATCTCCTTATATCAAACAAGTCCATCCAGATCATCGGGGCTGGCGTCGGCAACACCATCATCACGGCCACATCAGGATCGGTCAATTACGGGAATGGGGCCATTTATACCTGGACAATGAAGACAACCGGGAACATCCCGGCAGGGTATTCGCGCATGTCTGGGTTCACCTTTCGAGCGACTGGTGGCTCATCCGGCTATGCAGGCGGAGCGATGATCACCATGTCAGGCCGGACCAACAAGATGCGGTTTGACAACAATCGCGTTGAGCTTTCCACAACCGGAGGGATTCAGACGTGGGATAAGGTCAACGGGGTCATTGACCATAATACCTTTGTCAACGTAGGTGCGAGTCATGCGCACATGATCCAGGCCACGCATTCTAACTGGTCCGGCACGGAACTCACGAATTCATGTGGCGGTGGCCATGGGTGCGGGGATAGTTCATGGTCCACTGACGACACCTTCGGCACTGAAGAAAATCTCTATATCGAGGATAACGAGTTCGTCAATCAAATCGGGCATGGCGGCTCAATTTTCGGCGGGTATTGCGTGGACGACCGGATGGGCTCGCGCACCATCTACCGGTTCAACAATCTCACGAATTGCTCCATTCAGACGCACGGTACAGAGACAAGCGGACGCGAGCGAGGGTCACGGTACATCACCACGATCAGGAATATCTTCAGCTGGACAGACCCTCTGACGCCTGCCGTGATTGCGAATCGCGGCGGCGGTGGACGACATTGGGACAATATCGCAACGGGGAATGCCTCAACGGTGGTAGACACCAATACGCTTAGGTTTAATGACGACTACGACGAATCGAACCATAAAGGTTCATATCCATGGGGTCGATGCGGAACCAAGAACGTGATTTCTATGACTCGATCTGGAACCACAGTCACCGTGACTTTACCGACTGGTGGCAGTGGTCACTACAGCAACTCCGGCGGGTCGTACCAGACGTTCAGCGGAGCGGACCAGGTTGAATATAACGGAACGAAAAAGACCTACAGCGTCGTGGGATCTGACAATACGATCACGTTTGAAGTGTCAGGCACTCCTGCCACGACAGCAACCGGCACGATCACGATGACGAGTCCGTTTGACACGCCGGTCGCAGGGTACACCGAAGGATTCCGATGTCTCGATCAGGCTGGGGCCGGAAAAAGCATTCTCTTCCAAGGCTCTGGACCGAACGATGAGGGCTGTTGCCCACCGGCCATCAATGTTGCCCCTGCGAACAATGCGCTTGAGCCGATCCTCGTATCCAACAATACAAACAACGGATCTGTTGCAAACCTCGCAACCTATGGGCTAGCCATTGTGTCGGCCAATCGTGACTACTACGATCACAACGCCAGTTGTACTGGGGCGAGCTGTACGGCTGGAATTGGGCGTGGGACATCGCTGCCGACAGCCTGCACGCCAACGGCCACAAATTCAGGCCCGTACTATGTCTTGACGAATGCCGGAATCTGGAATGCAACCGGCGTGAACGGGACACAGGATACCGCTGACGCGGACGGAGTTTGGTACAAGTGTACCGCGACGAATGTCTGGACGGCATTTTGGACGGAATACCAGTATCCCCATGACTTAGTGGTGCTTGCGGGTGGTGGAGGAGGGGGTGGTGGTGGCGGCGGTGGAGGAGGCAGTAGTGGGTTTAAGTCACGGTTCACCGGGAAGTTCAGGCTCCAGTGATGCAACAGACTTGGCAACGACGGTGCCCGATGTGTGGGCGGTACATCGAAAAGACGACGCTGCAAGATCCGTGGTATTGCTCGTGCGGATGGACAACAGAGGATAAGAGCCGGATGCCTCACAAGGAGAAATCATGATTTTAGCGTGTGTTGTCTTGGCGTCGATGAATGGTTGGTTATCTAATGCGATTATTGGAGCTGAGTCTCATCCGAATATCACCACAGATCTATCCTGCCATATTTACGACACAGTGAAGGAAGCCGCGCTTGCAGAATATAAGAATGGCACCATTTCCAAGGCCGAGTTCTATCGTATCCATCGATATGAGCCAAGTATGCAGATGAAATTGGAAAAGATTAAAGCTCCGAAAGTCTCGCTGGAGGTGAAGGAGTAATGAGCGAAACGCTTGAACAGATGATTGAGCGGCACGAAGGATGTCGGTTTCTTCCGTACATCGATAGTGTTGGGGTGCAGACGATAGGCATCGGGCACAACCTGCATAAGGCGCTAAGTCGGGCCGCTGTTGAGCAGATCTTTAAGGATGACATCACTGACGCGAGAAACGATTGTCTCCATGCGTTCCCGTGGTTTGCCGATCTCAGCGAGAAGCGGCAATGGGCCATGATTGATCTCTGTTTCAATATGGGGGTGAATCGGCTGATGACCTTTAAGAACTTCCTTCTAGCGATGTCACTTGGAGATTACGACACAGCAGCAGGGCATCTACTGGACAGCCTCTACGCGAAGCAAGTGAAGGGTCGAGCGAGAGAGATTGCCGATCTGATTCGCGGATCGGAGCAGGTGTGATGGTTGGTATTCCTGAATGGATTTCACAATTGATGTTGGCGGCTATTGGCGTGGTGGCCTGGTGGGGGATTCGTCGCCTCGTGACAGGCCAGGACAGTATCAATACCACGCTGCATGAGATCTCGGGGAAGATGAGCCATTTAGATGGGCGGGTGGTGAAGGTGGAAACACGGCTAGATATGCATGAGGCGTCAGACGATGACCGGATTGAACACCTTGAAAAGGCCACGGACGCGATCTGGTTAGAACTACGGTCGAAATAGTAAGGGGGACGTATGGGACTGAGTGATTGGTTATTTGGATCAACGCCTGGGCAGCAAGCCGGGCAAGCGGTGAAAGAGGTGGTGTCTGGTGTCTTTGATGGCATCGACAAGATCATTGATAACTTCCACCTTGAACCAGAGAAGGCCTTGCAAGCCAAGATTGCCCTGGCCGAACACAAGCTCAAGTCTTACGAAATCATGCTGAATGACGTGCAAAATGCACGGTTGATGCAGATGCAAACCAAAAGCGTCTGGCCTGGGTTTCTGTCCCTCATTATTGTGTGTGGGTTTTTCGGTGGCAGTATTTACGTACTCGTGAGTGGCGTACCCAAAGACCTGGACGATCTCGGGAAGCAGATCATCAACATGAACAGCGTGGCGCTCATCTCTGGCCTCTCAGCCGTCATTGGCTATTGGCTTGGGTCCAGCAATAGCAGCCAAGAGAAAAACCAGATGCTCTACCACTCCACGCCAAGCAAGAAGGAGTAAGCATGAATTGGTGGCATCGTAATCAGAAGTTTGAGCATGTGTGGTTTCTGTTTCTCTTATTGGTGGTGATGTTCACGGTGATATTTGTGAATGCGCTGCTATCACGCGCGGCAGCGTGCTTGACGATTGACGTACCACCTCAAGCGGTGTTGCGGAATTACGACGGGGATACGTTCACGGTATTTGCCTTTGCGCCGAGTGGAGAAATTGATATCCGTGTGGCTGGCGTTGATACCCCTGAGAGAACAAAACGAGAGCCGGGATGGGAAGAGGCCAAGAGATTTACCGCCGAATGGCTTCGTAAAGGTACCTTTCACGTGCAGACCTGCGGGGACCAGACATTTGGGCGGATCGTTGGGTTAGTGACACGGAATGGGGAATCGTTAGCAGATGCCTTAATCGCTGCGGGGCACGTGAAGTAAGGGGGCACTATGGGGTTTCAAGATCCTCTCAGTCGGACATCGGACTTTACGATCACGCGAGACCGATTGATCCGTCTGGCGTTTGAAGAGGCCAAGGCGATTGCTCCAGGGGAGGGTCTGTCTGCCGAAGACCTCCAAATGGGGAAGGACCGACTCAACCTCATCGTGCGTGAGGTGGACGGGTCCGGCAAGTGGGAATGGGCGATTGAGGGCTCAGTCACAGTGCCGTTGATCGGTGGCGTGGGGGTCTATGATGGGAATGTGAACTTTCCGACGAACGTGAGCGAAATCCTTTCGGCGGTCTACCGCACGGCCAACGGACAAGAGTCAGGCAAGTTGCATGTACTGACGGCGGAAGGGTACGAAGACATCCCCGATAAACTCGCGGTTGGGGAATCGACATCAATTCACATCACGCCTCATCGTGACGTGTTGCAACGTCGCATGTACGTCAACCCGATCCCGGCAACGATTACCGCGCAATCGAAGGTTATCGGAACGGACGATACCATCTACCGCTGCATCTATCCGCACACTGCATCGTCATTGAATCGGCCTACCACAGGATCAAATTGGCGCATGGTGTGGGAGGTGGGGACCGGGGCAACCACGACTTGGACATCCGGCACGTCCTACACCTCAGCTGAATCGATTCGTATCGTCTACCGGAGGCCGTTGTTTGACTTTACCGAAGCGGATCATATCGCCGACTTTCCACCACAGTTTCAGCGGCTCTTGGTGCTTAGGTTGGCTCAAGATCTGACCTACGCCCTTACAGCTGAAGAGCAAGCGGTGCTGGCCTCAAAAGTGAAGGGGGCCTACAACGATATTTTCGATAGTACCAGGCCGAAGACGACGAACATTCACAATAAGGCGAAGTACTTCTAATGGCTGAATGGCGCGATCTCCCACTGGCTACGCAAGCGTTTGAATCGGCTGAAGACGTGCAGCTGAGTCAGTTCAACGCGGCCATGGTGGATTTCATCCCGGTCAAGATTGAAGAAAAGATTCACCTCATGAAACGGTATGGCCTGGTGGAATATCTCGACTTGGGCACGAATGCGCCAGTGGATGGACTGTACTGGTTCGACCGTGGACGAGTCACCTTGGCGGTTAGTGGGGGGCGGGTTTTTAAAATATCTGACGCCTCAGGAACGGTGATGGAGCTCTTTGGGTCAACAGCCATGCAGAGCAATGCGCCGGTGAACTTTGCGAGTGATGCCACGCGAGTGATCATGGCGAATGGTGGCCGGATGGTCCATACCGACTTAGCGACACTCACGACGATGGCGGATGGCGATGCTCCCACGTCTGTCTCGCATGTGGTGTCGATGGATCAATACGTCTTGGCGAACAGTATCGGGTCAGGGACGATCCAGTTTTCCGCGATTAACGATCTGACGAACTGGACGGCGTTGGAATTCTTTACTGCGGAATCGAAATATGATGACGTGGTGGCAATCCGTGAAGGGTACCGTGAAATCATTGCCCTTGGTCGTGAATCGGTGGAATTCTGGGTGAACGATGGCCAAAACCCGTTCAGCCGTATTCCAGGGTCCGCGCAACCGTTCGGGACTGATGCCGCGCAGTCACTTGCGCTGGTGGGGGATACCTGGATCTGGCTGGATCACACCAGGCGATTGGCTACGATGAACGGGCGGCAAGTGGTGAACATGTCTACACCCTACGATAGGGTTATACAGGAAATGTCTTCGGTCAACGATGCCATCGGGTACGCCATCTCGTTCGATGGGCAACCGCTCTACGTGCTGAACTTTCCCACGGCTCGGCAAACCCTCGTCTATAACTACATGTCTGGTCAGTGGCACAAGTGGGGCTATTGGGATCTGTCTAACGGGCGCTATGAACGGTTTCGAGGCATGTCCTACGCCTACGCCAGATCGTGGAATCTGCATCTCTTCGGCGATCACACGAATGGCAAGATCTATCGGATGTCACGAACGGCCTACACGGATAACGGGAATCCCATCCGGTCCATGGTCCGAACCGGCAATGTCGATCATGGGACCTACATGAACAAACGGTCTGATCTGGTTCGTGTTCGATGTTCGCGTGGTGGCGATGCGAATGTCGCAAATCCTCAGCTTCGGATGCGTCGGCGGGTGAACGATTCGGCACAGTGGGAGAATGAGCGGAGCAAGCCGCTTGGGCCTGTAGGGAATCGGTACCCCTTCATCGATTTTCGGCGCAACGGCGTCTATAAAACGTGTCAGTACGAATTCGTCCATTCTGATGATTCGCCACTCATCATGATTGGGGCACAAGAATACGTGGTGCCGTTAGGGACATAACATGGCGCTCTCAGTCCGCAAACCTCAAGGGCCTGCTGATCACAATGATCCACGGGCCATGGAGTATTTCTTGATCGATATCCATAACCAGAATCGCATGGTAGGAACGAGGACCATCGATCTCGCGAGCATTGCAAGTGGGGCGCAAACGTCATTCACGATTACGGTCGATGGGGCGTTACCAGACAAGCAGCAGACGATTGAGTATGGGCTTCCATCGAATTGGAACACCTCGTTACAGATCAGTTCGGTGTTTGTGAGTGCGGCGGATACGGTGACGATAGTCGTGCGGAATCCATCCGGCGGATCAATTGATATGCCGTCGGCAACCTATGGCGTGAGGGTACGACCATGATGAGTCCAGGGATGATGGGTGGGATTATCAACGGGGCTGGCTACTCAGTGCAGTCCATGGGCAGTGTGCTTGGTGGCATCTTTGGGTCAAAAGCCGCCAGGAAGCACGCCGAACGGATTCGCATTGCCGGTGGACAAGCCGCGAGTGAGATTGTCGCCGGGATGACAGCGGCCAATAAGAAACAGGAGGAGATGCTCGGGACATCGATGGGCTATCTCTCGCCATTCCGCGATGTCGGCGTGAAGGCTGGCTCCACCTTGACCGATCTGCTCTTTGGTGGCGGTGACGTGTCGAACCTCCTCAAAGAGAGTGCGTTGTTTAAATTCCAGTCTGAATTGGGATCTCGCAATATCAATCGTGAGCTCGCGGCGCGTGGGATGTATGGGTCAGGGGCAGGATTGGAAACCCTCGCACGGTTTAATAATCAGCTTGTCGGGGAAGAAGGGCAGCGAACCTATGACCGGCTCTTTGGGTTGCTCCAACAGGGGCAAGGGGCGGCAACCAATATGTCAGGGCTCACCGCGCAAGCCGGGAACTCCATTGCGGATCGGTTTTATAGCGGAAGAACAGAAGCCGCCAAGCTCAAGTATGACGCGATGTTAGGCGCGAGTACGCAACAGTACAGCGGGGCGCTCATGGCGACACAGGGCATGAAGGACGCTTTCACGCTCAACGGGCAAGGCATCCGAGAGTTCGGGCAAAGCATGATGGGCGGGGGCGGAGGAGGCGGGGGCGGCATGATGGGAATGTTTGGAGGGATGACCTAATGCCCACAGGACGTGAGATGTATGAGCAGGGGCCTACGGGACTGACCACGATCCCCACGCCTCAAGGAACGAGTCTCGCCGACATGCTCCGTGTGGGTGCTATGCGCGAGCATTACCAGAATCAGGACGAACTGGACCGGCAACGGTTGGAATTCCAGCGTGAGCAGCACGCCTTGCAGCAGCAACAGATGCAGCACCAGCTCTTTAAGGACACCTATCTCCTCTCTCAAGATCCACGCATGGCGGCAAATCCAGACGCGCAGGACGCCTTATTCGGCGTGCTCGGGAAGATGGCTGGTGTGCCTGAGCTGAGTGCCGAGTCGATGAAGACTGGGCGAGAGTCATTAAAAGAGTTATACAAATCGGCATTGAGCGGAGACCCTAATAAAACAGCAGACGCCTATGCTGATTTAGCTGTACGGGTCGCAAATCCGCAAGACCTTGAAAAGGTGACTGGGGCATTTTCCCAGTTCGACCTTGTTAGGGAAAAGACAGAAGCGGTTCGTGTCCATCGGCAGATCGAGGAAGCCAAATACAACCAGTTGCAAGACGATACGGTACAAATTGAGGTAGGCCGTAAACACTACACACCTGCGGCCATGGAGTTCCGTGACGCGCTCCGAGGAGCTGACGCAAAAGAATATCAGGCGGCGATGGCTGGCATTGAGCGTATGCAGAAAGCAGGCGGGAAGGCTGGATCACCGCAGGCCATTCAAGAGCTGATTGCAAAAAGCAAGCTTCCGAACTTCTCGAAGGAGTCGAGCGACCAAATGGCCGAAGCGTTCGGCCAGAAACGGCAAGAGATGGCGGCTATGGCCGACACGTCCACGAAAGTCCTTGAAGATGTCAATCGTGGGGCCGCTGGCATGTCCGTTGCTGGCAAGGCTGAACTGAAGCACCGGATCGCTATCGGCATGGAACTCTCTGACGCCTACGGCAAGCTGGAAGCGTGGGCGGCTGATCCGTTCAATCGTGAGAAGCTGAAGGCGGCAAAGCAGGCCGGGCAATCGATTGAAGAACGTCGGCAGGCGATGGACAAGCTCCAAACGAAGACGAATCTCGATGCGGTAAATCTTCGTCAACAAGCCTTCGATATGGCGACACAGAAGGGACTGGCGGCGGACTTCGCACAAAAGCAGATGAGGGTATACCTTACCAAGGGGATGGATGAGGCCCAGGCCGCATTGAAAGCGGCAGAGGATACAGAAGAGAAATTCCCTGGCGTGCCGTACGAAGGGGACAAGCTGAAAACGAGTAAGCCGCTGGTTCAGAACACGATTAATCAAACGCAAGAAAAAGCCTTTGACCAGGAGCTTGGCAAGGAAACAGCGAAGGATATTAAGTCTACACAAGTCAAGGCGAGAGATGCGGCGTCGATCATCGATACGATCCACCAGGGCCGCAAACTGCTGGACTCTGGCGCCATCACTGGAATAGGGGCTACCTATGTCACGAAGTTTGGGCAAGGGCTGCAACAGCTCGGCTTCTCAGAGAAGAGCGATGCAGTTGCAAACACGCAAGCCTTCACCTCATTAATGGCTGGCAACGTTGCGAAGCATATCAAAGAGTTCGGTGCTGGAACAGGGCTATCCGATGCTGACCGTGAATACGCGATCAAAATGGCTGGTGGAGATGTCACGCTTGATGAGTCGTCAATCAGAAAGATCTTAGATATCAATGAGCGAGCGGCACGGAACATTATCAAGCTGCACAACAAGTCGGTTACTGGCGTGAAGTCGATCATTCCTCTATCTGTTGATGAGCCATCGGAATATGTCAAGCCATCGGCCAAGGGCGGTGCTGGTAAACCCGGCAATGCCGTTCCATCGAAGCAAAGCGGACCATCTATCAAGGCCCTTCCTGAAGGGTCGAAGCAGGTCGGGACGTACAAGGGGAAGCCGGTCTATCAATCGCCAGACGGCAAGAAATGGATTGGTGACTAATGGCCTTTCAAGAATTCACTGGTGAGTTAGACCAAGAAACGCAATCAGGCCAGGTACAGGAATTCTCTGGTGAGCTTGATCAACCAGACCAACCTGCTCCACCCGTGCCCACGATGGGGCAAGTGGCCATGAATGCGGTGCCGAAGATGGTGGCGAATACGGTCAATCTCCCTCACGCCATCAATGGGCTTGTGATGCGTGGGCTCGCGTCACTCCCTGGGTTGGATGCTGTCCCTCAGGTGAAGCAATTTCTTCAGGGTATCGCGGACAATCCAGAATTCAATCGCAATCACCCGATGGAGTTCATGCAGAAGATCGGAGCGGTGCGTCCAGAGAATGAACCGGCCAATCCGCTACAACGGATTGTAGATAGTGCGATCCAGGCGTCAAGCGGGGCGTTGCTGATGGGTGGAGGATTGGCAGGGGCGGCAGTTGGCGCGGTCAGTGGAACGGCAGCACAGACTGTAAAGGAAAAAACTGGTTCAGACGCGCTGGCATTCGCAACTGGACTCGCGACACCCTACGCAGTACGTGGGGCTGTGAATGCTGTGGGGAAGGCAAAAGACGTGGTGACAGGGGCGAATAAATCATCTCTCCTTGAACCGAAAGGCGCACAGACCTTTCAAAAAGGTCGAGAGATGGGCTTCGTGTTTGAGCCGTCAAAAGTTCGTGGACCGTCTGACATTGTAGAGTCAGTTGCAGGTAAGGCTAAGATTGCTCAGGAGACGATTGAGCACAACGCCAAGCAAGCGACACTCTGGGCAAAGCGTGACTTAAAGTTGCCTGATGATGCACCACTCTCACGGGATTTACTCGATACGTACAAAAAGACAGTCATTCAACCCTACAAGGAAATCGATCAGGTATTCCAGCAGGCCAAGGAAAAGGGCAACCTTCCATGGTTTCCTCGATTCCATAGCCAAAGTCTGACCGATGAATTCGTTGAGGCTAGCCAAGACGCCAAGTCGCTCTGGCGTGCCTACAGTGAATCGCAAGTCAAGGATATCAATGTACTGAAGGCGGCGAAGGCGGCAGATCTTAAGGTTGACGCGGTGGTGAAAGATATTGAGATGGTGGCGAATCATGCAGGCGTGCCAGATCTGGCGAAGCGCGTGAAGGAAGCCAAGCAGCTATACGCCAAAATTAATGATGTGGAAACAGCGTTGAACCCTGGAAGCGGGCACGTATCACCTGAGATTTTAGGTATTCTCAGGAGAGAGAGCGAGAAACTATCAGGGCGGCTGAAGGATATCGGTGAGGTCGCGTTGCAATTTCCTCGATCTATGCGGTCGATTGAGAGGGCGGCACCGTCCGGTGTGAGCGGGACTGACGCCGGGATGGGGGCCACACTGGCAACGGTAGGATCGGCGGCGTCTGGGAGTGTCATGGGTGCGGCAGCTGGTGGGTTGCCGCTGCTTCGAGGCCCGGCAGGGAGATACGTCTTGACGGATGCCTATCAAGATTCATTGATGAAGTTTCCGCCAAAGTCAAAACTCAATGTGCAAAAGTCTACCGCTCGCACAGGTGCAGCAGCAGCAGGCAGCACCGCACTAGGGAATAGGGAGAAGAAATGAGCGCACAATTTGTACAGCTAGGACCGTTCTTTGATGGGGGTGGGCTGTGTGGCGGGGCGACACTGGAACATTACTCAGCTGGGACGAGTACGCTGAAAGATATTTGGTCGGATCGAGCGCAAACCATTCCACTGAGCAACCCGTTTTCAGCAGACGCCAACGGCGTATTTAATTTCTATGCGGACGGTCTCTATCGAATCGTCATTAAGAAATCCGATGGGGCCGTGCTGCACACGATTGACAATTGGCAGATGGTCGAGGTGACACAATCGGCGTTAACCTCTGGAAGTTCCGTCTCAACGGCCTCCTCGATGGATCTTGGCGCGGCGACCTGGGCGCACTGGACAGGCTCCAATAACGTGAGCGCGTTGACCGGCACCGCGTTGTTCTATTGGGCCATGGTGGACGGCAATTTCACGCTCGTTCACTCCTCGGCGCTGATCATGCCGGACAATCGAAACCGCAAGGCCAATTCAGGGGATGTGTTGTTTTTCATCAATGAAGGGTCTGGTGTCTTTCGCCTCGGCGGACACATGCAGAAAGAGGGAGGATGGACGGGCCGACAGGGGGCCGCATTCGCAGCCACGGCGACGATTGCCGTTCCCACGGACGGCGATTTCGTAGACATCTCGGGCGGGACGACGATCACGGCGGTAGCTAGCGCGTCGGCAGGCTATCGATTCAGGGCACGATTCACCGGTACCGGACTCAACATCACCCATAACGCCACCTCGCTTATATCCCCATGGGGACGAGACTATCGGACAGTCCAGAACGAAATTATCGAGTTCCAGAGCCTCGGCGGGGGGAATTGGATATTCTATAGTATTAATGGGCCTCCTTATAGGATCGCCGATATTGTAGATAATGGGTCCCCGACGGCACCGGCTGGATGCCTCTCTACCGATGGCTCTGCTGTGAGCCGGACAACGTATCCCGGGCTATTTGCTGAAATTGGAACGACATACGGAAGCGGAGACGGATCTAGTACGTTCAACCTCCCTGATATTCGAGGTCGCAAACGAATCATGGTGGACGGGTCAGCGAACCGTGTCACCTCAGCCTCTACTGGTGGTGCAAACGCGGACACACTCGGAGGAACAGGCGGTGCTCAAACTCATACGCTGTCCATCTCAGAAATTCCAGCACACGACCACAACTATACTGCTGTGCGCAACGTGGCCGGTGCAGTCGCGGCAGGTGGTGGAGACAAGGGGGAGCAGACCAGTACCTCAACGAGTACAGGTGGGGGAGGAGCACACAGCAACACGGACCCATGGATTGCAGTGAATGTATACATTCGATTTTAATAGGGGGATCAAATGGCACAGGTCACAATTGGGGATGATGGGAATTTAACGGTCACGCTTACGACGGCAGAGAAAAGTACAGTATCGTTGCTAGAGGATGATTCGTTAGCGCAATACATCACGCTCTGGATTGAGGGACAATGGCCGCGAGTCGTGAGCAAAAAACTCGCGGCGCTGTCAGACACAGACAAGGCCGACGTGATGGACAAACTCAGCCGCCGTCCACGCTAACGGCATGTCGTCGTATAGGTCGATCCAACGGCGAGCGTGTTGCAATATATCGAACCTCGATACGGCGTACTCTCAATCTGGCGTCGTGGCATGGCCCATTGTGGGCTTGATGGGTCATAGAGTGGCGTTGGGACCACGTGCTGATTCTGAAAGATCTGGCCGAGGTATTGACGCCGTGAGATTTCCAGCATCATTTCTCGATCAGTCATACCAGCACTACCCATATTCTGTCCGGCAGTATTGTAGTACTGGTACGGATACGGATGGTCATTCACGCACGCCGATAGACTCATCAGCGCAATAGCTAATAGCAGCATTCTCATAACGACTCCTCTCATTGGTGTAACGAGCTCCTCTCATTGGATAGCCTAACTCCTCTCAATCCACTTTTCAATGTGGCGGTTTTGTCACCCACGCCAAGACGCCTCACCAGAACGCCACATGTTACCGCAATCGCTTTCGGGATCATTGATCTAATATTAATACTTTCAATACGTTACCATGTTTGTATATTTGGCATCATGGTTGCTAGATGCTAGGCATGAACGGAACGGAGGTGATAAACGTGACGGGCTACGATGAGCATTTAGCGTTTTTGACGAAGATGGAAATCGGCTCACGCGCTGAACGGGTCGGGTTTCAGATGGCGAAAGAGATTCGAGACCTTGGGAAAGATCACCCTAACCGATTCCCACAATTCACACAAGAACCGTATGAGCAAGAGCGGTTTCAATGCGGTATTTTGGATGGATGGGCGATGTTGATGGTGCAGGAGGTACAACCATGCTCACATGTCCCTACTGTGGAGTCAGGAAAATCGCGTTGACCTTGCACGAACACGACGGCAACTATTCGGTGTGCCGTCCGTGCTACATGCGATTGGAGCAACCAGAATGTGATGAGCGAGAGAGGCGGCTACAGCAGTTGTGGCTAGAGGCATGGTGGAAATTGGAAAGTATTCATGGAGCATAGGCGGTAGAAATGATCGGCATCGGCGTCATAGCGAATTATCTTGGTGGTAATGAAGAGAGTGTGGCTGCATACCGCGCCTGTCTAGGGAAGACGATATCAAAAGTGTACGTCAAGGATGATGCCATGCGTCTTGAATTTGATGAAGTTCTGCTTGTCTTGCAGGATGAAGGGCAGTCGTGTTGTGAGCACAGGTTTATGGTATGCGACGACAATTTAGAGCACTACAAGGGGGCTCAATTGCTTGAGATTACCATCGAAGATGCTCATCCAGATGTAACTGGTGAATGGGGAGACGTTAATGAAGTTCAATTTATGCACGTCAAGACAACCAAGGGATCGTTTACAGTCTCAAATCACAATCAACACAACGGGTATTATGGTGGGTTCAGTATCCGGGCAAGCCTAGAAAGCGTGGGGGGGGACGATGAAGCGGCAGCTCGAAACCGTTAAGTGTGTGCGCTGTTTCAGGAAGGCCACCATGTGGTGTGGGCACGTCATAATCAACCGACAGAAAATACTTGCTGGATGGTGCGCAACATGCTTTGAGGTGACGGGCTTTCATGGGCACTTCATGGGACAGATGGGGGTGAGAGATGAGCTTACCTGACCATCTGTTAGATGACGATGAGCCTGAGTATCACCGCTGTCTAGGCTGTGGGCAGTGGACGAAGTACAAACTGTGCGTGGCGTGTCGGATTGATTTGGCTGATGAGAAAGCCGACGAGCAGATCGAAGACAGAAAGGAGCGATGATGAGTGAACTGACCGTCTTTGGCTATGTGGTGGAGATTGTGGCCGTGTTCGTGGTGCTGTGGGTGGGATGGGAGATTGTGCAGGAGTGTAAGGCTACATGGATCTATGAGTGGAGACGGTCACAAGCCTTTAAATCGTGGCGCAATCGCGAGAGTCATTTACGGGGGATGGAATAACAACAAGGGGGGATCATGAAAAAGGGTGACTACATCATTTGCAGGACGTACTCGGCTGGAGTGTTTGCTGGAACGTTAGTATCGAGAAAAGGGAAGGAAGTGACTCTGAGGAATGCTCGACGGTTATGGTACTGGGATGGAGCGGCATCGCTCTCGCAGCTCTCTCAGGAAGGGGTGAAGGCTCCACAAAATTGTAAATTTCCGGGTGAGGTGCCAGAAGTCATCCTTACGGAGGCCATTGAACTATTGCCGGTGACGAGCCGGGCTAGGAAATCGATACGAGAGGTAGCGATATGGCAAAAATGAGCGGCAACGGTAGCGGTGCCGGTAGCGGTGCCGGTAGCGGTGGCGGTGGTGACGATTGCGAGGGTTATGGCGATGGTTATTGTAGCGGCTATGGTATGGGTGATGGCGATGGTAGCGGTTACGGTAGCGGCAACGGCGACGGCGACGGCAGCGGCTACGGCTAATTATGGGGGATAAAATGAGATACTTTCGTGTGTACGAAGACGACACGTTGAACGGGCTGTACAACCATCGCAACGGTGAGTTGGTGAATCGGTATCCACTGGTCTTTAAGCTGACTCAACCGAAGCGCGTGAAGGGTCGGTATTCGGCGAGTGTGAGAATGGGCAATCGGTTTGCGAAGCAATTGAAGGAGGTGAAATGATTACGGCACCTGGCATCTACGATATGCCGATTGATGAGTATGTGAATGATCCGGCTCCTGCTCCATCGCTCAATACGAGTACGGCAGTGGCGTTGCTCACACAAAGCCCGTTCCATGCCAGGTTGCAGCATCCACGGCTGAATGCGGATCTGAAGAAAGATGGATCATCGAGGGCTGATCTCGGCAGCATTGCTCATGCGCTGCTGCTAGAGAATGATTCATCAAAGATCGTGGTGATTGAGGCTGATGATTGGCGGACTAAGGCGACGAAGGAACAACGTGACGCGGCACGCGCTGAAGGCAAGTTGCCGATCTTGGAGAAAGATCATCATGCAGTGATGGGGAGGGTCAAGGTCGCAACGGATTTTATGATGGGGAGCGAGCTGTGTGCGGATTGGTTTAGTGCGAAGGCTGAACAGACGTTGGTGTGGCAGGATGCGTCTGGCGTGTGGTGTCGCGCACGTCCAGATAAATTGACTCCAGATTACAAGATTGATTTTGACTACAAAGCATCAGCCTCGGCTCACCCTGGGCAATTCGTCAAGACCATGATCAGTCAAGGGTATGACATACAGTTCGCGCTTCGTCGCATGGGCATTGAGGCATTGACTGGCGTGCAGAGTACCATCGTGTTTCTCGTCCAAGAGATTGAGTACCCGTATGTGTGCTCACTAGTGAGCCCGTCGCCGATGTTTTGTGGGATTGCGAAAGAGCGCGTGATGATCGCTATTGAGAAATGGCGTCGATGCTTATCAGAGAACGATTGGCGCGGGTATCCTGATCGTCTTGCGACGGTGGACCCGCCAAACTGGTACGGATTGGAGGATGAATTATGAACACACAGAGAGAGTCGTATTTACTGAGAAAATACCTTGGGGAAGAAGCGATCAAAGGTCTTCGCCATTGTAATGCGTTCATTGCTGGTGGGGCTATTACAGCTCTGTTCTCTGGGCAGAAGATCAGAGATTGGGACATCTACTTTAGAACCAAGGAAGATTGCGAAAAGGCCATCACATGGTTTGGCATCAACGGTGTTTTGTCAAACCAGACGGATACCTCGATGAGCTACAAGCTAGGTAAGCACGAAAAACCATACCAGTTAATTATTTTGCCTGGCCTGTTCGGTGATCCGTCCTCGATTTTCAAATGCTACGATTTCACGGTCTGCATGGGGGCGTATCAATTCTTTGCCGATCCAGCAAGGCAACACGAAGAAGGGTTTGTGTTTGGGGACGATTTCCTAAAGCACATAGGTCAACGGCGGTTGGTATTCCATACTGGCACTATGTTTCCAATCTGCTCCATGCTGCGAGTCATGAAATACATTAAGCGCGGTTTCTACATCACGGGGATGGAACTGCTCAAGATAGGCCTATCCATCCACTCCTTGAGAATTGAAACGTATAAAGACTTGCGGAGACAGTTGCAGGGTATTGATACGGCCTTCCTGGCTGACCTGACGGACCAAATGAAAGAAGGAAAACCGCTAGGGGCTCAGCAGTACATCAATGAAAAATTCATGGCCATGATAGAAGAATTTGTTAGCTCAAGGTATGAACACTTGACAACGGTCGATGGAGAGGATGGGGTTGAACCATGATTACATTCAGACGTGCGGTGCGTGAGAACGTGCCGCTGATTATTGGGATTGCAGGGGCAAGCGGATCAGGGAAAACCTATTCCGCCATGCGCCTCGCGTCTGGGATTGCGAACGGCAAACCGTTTGCAGTCATTGACACAGAGGCAGGACGGGCCAAGCACTACGCCTCTGAATTTGTCTTTGATCACGCTGAATTGAGGCCAAAGTTTCGACCTTCTTCCTATCAGGAGGCCATTGAAGCCGCTGACGCGGCAGGGTATCCGGTGATTGTAGTGGATTCGTGCAGCCATGAACACGCCGGGGATGGTGGGCTGCTCGATTGGCGCGATGAAGAGCTGGATCGAATGGCCGGGAACGATTGGAAGCGGCGAGAGAGTTGCACGATGGCGGCGTGGATCAAGCCGAAGATGGAGCACAAGCGATTCGTATCAAAGCTCTTACAGCTACGGTCTCATCTGATCCTGTGCTTTCGAGCTGAGCAGAAGATTGAAATAGGGAAAGGGCCGGATGGGAAAACAGTCATTCTCCCTAAAACCATCGCTTCAGGGTTCAGCGATTGGATACCGATCTGTGAGAAAAACATGCTGTACGAACTGACAGCCTCATTCTTGTTGGTTCCTGGGAACCCTGGCATCCCGCATCCGATTAAGCTACAGGAACAGATGAGGAAGATGATGGATTTGAACAAGCCGATTAGCGAGGACGTGGGGAAACAGATTGCTCGATGGGCATCGGGAAACGTGGAGCAGGACGGAGCTGGAGTGAAAACTATAGGGCATCCTAATATGGTATCCAATACATTACATAGCTCCCATTCTCAGCAAGACAGCGATGCCACTCCACCCACTGAATCTAACCTCGTGCTCGATTTGTCCGTACAGATCAATGACGCCATGGATGGGCTGAAGATCAACACGATATTGCAGGAGGCGGCGAAGTGCCAGGTAGAGGGGAAATTGACGCGCCAGGAATTCTTGGCGATCCAAAAACACGCCGACGAACGGCGCAAACAATTGAAAGGGAAGTAATATGCCCAAGAAAATTACATCACTAACAGACGAGCAGCGCAATCGCATGCAGGAATGGGCACAGAAATTTATACAGATTGGCCTTCGGACTGGCCCATCTAACCGGCCGCTATTTGAGGCGGGCGTGCGCGAATGCTATCGATTCGCAAAATTGCCAGAACCAAGAAAAATCATATGGGTACAGTCGCCACTCGTGGCGGTGATGGCTGGATCTCTCGCTCATCACATAATGTCACATGAGGCGGTCGATGGGGCGGTCGGTGAGGCGGTCCATGGGGCGGTCGGTGAGGCGGTCGATGGGGCGGTCAAGGCTCACTGGTTTAGATATATGGGTGGACAGTTTTGGGCTGGTGGGTGGTACTACGGACCGGCCTATGTATCGTTCTTTCGTGAGGTCTGCGGTCTCGAATTGTCAGGTGATGCGGATGATCGAGCACGAGCATACCAGCAGACAGTAGAGCATGCATGTTGGTGGTGGCCCCATCGAGAGTATGTAGTGGTCAGCGAACATCCAACGGCAATCCATTTAGAGTCCGCAGGTGGGTCTGACAGGAAGAGGTTGCACTGCCAGACGGGCATGGCGGTTGAATTCGGTGATGGGTGGGGCGTGTGGTCATGGCATGGAGTACGTGTGAATGAGCAGATTATTATGAGACCTGACACGCTCACGCCTGAGCAAATCGCCAAAGAAAAGAACGCGCAGGTCAGACAGGTGATGGTGGAGAGAATTGGGATTGAGCGAGTGTGCCAAATGTTCAAGGCAAGGTGTGTTGATCGGCGTACGGTTCGCGGCGCTATCCCATTCAAGGCAGATGAAAATTCGGAGATCGAGAGACCATACGAACTGCTGATGCTCAATATCGGCGATGGCCGAGAGCGACCATATCTGAAAATGCTCAACCCATCTGTAGGGGTCTGGCATGTCGAAGGGGTGCATCCGAATTGCCAAACAGTCCAGCAGGCGTTGAACTGGCGGAATGGATTAACGGAAGGACAGATTGACGATATCAATGGATCAGATTGGATTCAACAGGGTGATGTGATCTTGAAGCCAAAAGGGAAGAAGACGTACAAATCTCAACCCATTCAACTTACATAAGGAGGTCGTATGCGCAAGAAATTAGACCGGGCTATTTTGGCACACGGGGAACACACCGGGCATTACCACGAAGCTCACGGTGATGGGGTCGCGCTGTATGAGGATGGCACCCTTGAGGCTCCGCATGGCGCACAGGTGACGCATCAGGAGCATAAACCTGTAGTGGCATGGCCAGAGACATGGCAACGTGAAATTGTTCAGGAGTACGATCATTTCGCAGAGGAGGCTCGGAATGTCGCAGATTGAACTCTCTCCCCGTGAAAAACAGGTGCTCGCGATGACGTGGGACGGCTTGAGCATCAAGGAAATTGCGCAGATGTTAGACGTGAGTTTGAGTGCCGTGAAGGGTACGCGGGAGAGTCTGTTTAATAAATTCGGCGTAGACAATTCGGTGTCCGCGTGCCGGATGGGCCTGAAGCGCGGCTACCTAGAGGCGGATCGTGCATAGGGCTCCACGGTGGACGGAGGAGGATTTGAAGCGGATCAAGGGAAAGGTGAGTGCTGAGAGGCCGCCTCAGGTAAAGAGCAAGCGCGTTGCGCCGTATGGCGTGTCGGCTGCCCCCTCACCCTACAAAAGCAAGCTGGAAGCAGCGTTTGCGAATCACCTGGTCTTGTTGCAAAAGGCCGGTGAAATTGATGGGTGGTTGTATGAGCCTTTCACCTTCCGGTTGGCAGAGGGCAAGCGATACCGGGTGGACTTTGTGTCGTGGGTTTTCGCCTCTGAATCGAATTGTTTTATTACTACGGCTTACGAGTGTAAGGGGTGGCACGCCAACTATAGGGACAGCCTGACCCATCTTAAATGGGCAGCTCAACGGTTCCCGTTCTTTTCGTGGAAGAAGGTGGTCTCCAACGGCAAGCGTGGCTTTGAAATTATGGACGTACAAGTGTAGGAGACGTTATGAAAACAATTCAAGATATTTACAACGAAGCAGAGCGCAAAATTGACCAGTTGCGTTTGACGATCCATTTGCACGCGGAAGAATACACGAACGTGTGTCAATTTATACGAGAGTTGGGGAGGGAAGATGGTTATGGTGGGACCTATGTTGAAATGGGGTCAGGACTAGATGGGTATTTGTGTGGCGTTATCGTACAGGTGCATTTGGATAAACATGAATCGTTCGCCGATGTGGGGATGATCTTAGAATGGTTTCTTGATCATGGGTGGACAGCTGGTGGGCAGGGCGAACATGCCTATAGCGAAACAGGCGGCTATCGCGAAGTGTGGTTTAGGAAGCCTGCTCCAATACCTCTGCATTGGAGCCATAAAGAGTTGCCAAGTCAAACCCTTCGCGCA